TCGCAGTCGGACTTCAGGAACTGATGGGCGATAATGTTTCGTGCGCGGGAGACAACAGAACAACCGCACAGGCTATTAACCTGTACGTCTATCCCATGCTCCATCAGTTTTTGACCAAGTTGCATCAACGATATTGCCATCTTCACACCGACTTTATGATCGTAGGCGGGGAGACCAATCATTAACTTCTTGCCAGCTAGGTCAAAACCTTTTTTGAGCATAAATCACCCGTAGAAAATGGTTACATCAGTCTGGTTTGACAGCAGTGCATAAATTCCATTATAGGCAACAATACCCTCGCCCGGAATCAGCACAGAATTATTCTGCGGTACACCAGAGGTGGTAAGGGCTGCTGTATCAACTGAAGTTATCCAACGACCCGTAGTAAAGGTACAATCTACGCTGGCAGAAATACTCCTGCTATTGATGTCAGTAACGGTGAAAGTATTGGCATCTGCAACCGTAGCTACTTTATAGTTGCCATTAGTAGCAGAAACACCACCGGACGTAGCGAAGGTAATACCTATCTGTTGCCCAACTTTAAAACCGTGTGCGCTGCTAACAACGGTAACGGTAAAGCCTGATTGTGAATATCCCGTAGATGCACCAACAGGGACAACCGTGGTGTCGTAGATATTAAGCGTTCCTGCGGTAGCCGAACCAACATAGACAAACGCTTTCAGGCGATACCGTCCAAGAACGGCAAAGCCAGAACTGTTAAGGTGTGCTGATAGTACGTCTGTTTGCATAGCAGTAATCTCCTATTATGTGAATAGGGGGCCGAAGCCCCCAGAAGATTAGCTGAACGGCGTAGCAACAGAGCCTGAACCTACAAACGAACCGGCAACTATGTATTTTGCAGCCGCAAACGGCATCAGTGTCAGACGGCTACCAGCAGCAGCGCCACCAGTGGTCGTTGCATTCAACGTGATAATAGTGCCAGCAGTTGAGTTAAACGCCATTGAAGTCGTTCCAGCAACCAAAATTTGGCCTGTGTAAACGTCACTACCAGAGCAGGTAATGGTCTGGGCAGATGCGCCAGCCGAAGCTGCGGTGAAGATAAACGTGAAAACAACGCCAATGTTGCTCTGCGTATTGGGGTCGCTACCGGGGCCAGATGCAACAGTGTCAGCAGTCGCATTAACTGCTGGAAGGGTAATCGCGCAGGTAGCCGGAACCAGCAGGGTATGACCAGCGTGGGTGGCAACAGAGAGCGTTACCGTAGCGCCAAGGGTAATGAGGTTACCCGGGCCTTGGTTATACATGCCGTTAAGCGAACGAACGGGGCCGTCGAGTGTAGTAATAGCCATGATGAATCCTTTGTGTTGTAGCACATTCCCGTACCGTCTCTACAAAGTCTGCTGGGGCAGTCTGTACGGGTGAAAATTCCCAGATAACAGGAGGGGTTTTTACGCCCCTCCTTTACATCATACTACTATTAGCTGGAACCCGAAGCACCGAAAATACCAAGCGGGTCAGAAGCGCCGAAGCTGTAACGCTCACGGCTCTTATAACGCACGTTGCCGGTGTCGAAATCACCGTCCATCGAGTTTGCCAGCGGGGTACGAACAAAGTGCTTCAAGCCGTTCGGTACGTCCGTGCAAAGGAACCAAGCGTTCGTGTCCGTCAGGAAGTGGTTAACACGGTAACCTTCAGGAATTGAACCATTGTTCTTCAGCGCGTTGATGTCGTTGTTGTTGGTGCTAGTACGCAGTTCCGTTTCCAGAAGACGCGTAGCAACAAACATCAGGCTCGGGGGAACAATCAGCTTGCGGGGTTTTGCAGCAATGAGCAGACCGCGTTCATCCGTCCAGCCAGCGATCTGAATAACAGCGGCCTCAAGCGAGGTCTCATTCAGGTCAGCAGCACCACCCGTATTGCTGTTCGTTCCACCAGAAACCAGCGGATGCGAAGCAGAACACAGAACTTGACCGTCACCATAGGTTGGGCCACCAGCAAAAGCGCCGTTAAGGATTGCAGCAGCCTTAACTTGCTTGGTGTACGCCATAGCACGAGCCAAAGCCTTGGTGTAACGCGAAGACAGGGAGTCATACAGGTTGTCTTCGACAGCCTCTTCTGTAATCGAGAAACCAAGGGCAATCGTTTCGTGTTGGTAACGTGCGGTAAAAGCTTCTTGGGCGTTGTCGTATCTAATAGCGCTACCTTCATTCTTGACAGGAGCAGCCGAAAAACCCGACAGTTTCGTTTCTTCTTCAAAAGAACGCTCAGAGGTTTCAGTCTCGAAAATCTCTTTATGCTCTTCGCCGTATTTCGCATACTCCAAACCAAACAGAGCATTCAAGCCGGGGAGAAGTTCTTTAAGTAGTTGTGCGCGTGAAATAGCCATTATTTATCTCCTTACGCCAACGCCGTTGTGTTGCGATACAGGTGGGCGAATTGGTTCCAAGAAACCAAAACTTCCACGAACGAGCCAGTAACAGGCGCGGTATCGGGAACAACGTCGATGATTTTGACAGGAAGCGTAGCGGAGGCCACACCAGCATTTTTAACACCTTGCGTACCATCACCAGTAGCCGTGCTGCCTTTTGACGTTTGGTAGATGATATCAACGTTCCCACCCACCAGAGCGGCACGGTTCGCCTGACTAGCAGACGGAGCGGCATCAGCGGCAGATTGAATGGCAACTTGCATCACCAGATCAGGATCGTCAGCAATAAAGGCAACAGTGCCATCTACGCCATCAACCGCGTTGGAGATCGTGGCGGGGTAGTATTGCCCGAACACGCGCTGACCAGACGAATTGATGTAGCTGCAACCCATGAAAATACCAACAATTGCCGTACCAGTATTGGTAACAGTGTTGTTGTTGATGCAACCATTAGTAGACATGATCACGCAATCACCAAAGAAGATATTGGTAGCGTGACCCGACGCAATAGCCATCTGCCGAGTGGAGCCAGCGAAAACTTGCCCCCCTAGCAGATTTACGGGACGAAACCCGTAAGTGGCTGAAACAGTAGGATAAGCCATGTAAAACTCCTAAAAAGTTAAGTTATTTAGCCCCACGCCCAAAGGTAGTTTCCGATTTACGCTCTGAGAACAGAGGCATCCTAGGGTCGTTGGTCTTCATAAAGCTGTTATCGACGGCTTCAATTTGAGTGTCGTTTGCCTTCCTAAAATATTCTGCGCGTTGATCCATAAGTTCCTGTGGAATCTTGCACAGCAGCAAGCCGCCAATCTCGATGTTGCCTTTAAATTTGCTACCCGGGTCTGCGTACACTTGCATCTCTGGATGGTCTTCAGATTTGCATGGAACCCAGCCTTCACGAAACTTTGCAGACGTATTCGTTGGGTCAAACACCCCCATGATTGCCGTCCGTACCCACCTAAACGCCCATCCCGGTTGAGGAGTAGGGGTAGGCAGTAGTTGAGCAGGTGCCCACTGTTGTTTCCGTTGCGTAGTTTCACGAGTTTCTAACTCACGAGCCAGACGATTTTCAGCCATTGTAGTTCTCCAATTTGATCATTTCTTTCGCGTATGCTTCGTTGGTAAGGCCAAGTCTCTTGGCTATTGCAACTTGCGATGCGGAAAGCCTAACTTGTTTCGGCGCGGTAGACCGCGTTGCTGGAGCCACTACGTTTGCTGCTTTGCGAGGCGCAGGTTTATCTGCGTCCTTCGTTTGAGTCTGCTCTTCCTCAAAGTTCTCTGGGAATCGCTTCCTCATCGTTTCGTCAACTCGCTGGTAGTAACCATCACTACGAGGATCAACACCAGACCGGACTAGCTTTTCATGCAGACCCAATGCGAGGGCAGTCATCTCCTCATCCGCGCCAAACCAAGTATTCTTTTCCCGCCAGCTTTCGGCTTTTGGATCAGTAGCTTGTTGACGCGTTTGTGCCTGTTCTGGTTTCCTTTCTACACTCGTTTCTGTTTCTTGTAAAGCGGGTTTAAAGCGTTGATAGTCCTTGAGTTTCAGCTTGGCATCCGTCATGGCCTCCTGAGCGTCAGCAATCCTATCTGCGTCCCCTGCTTCGTAAGCCTGTTTCAACTGCTCTTTAGCGGCTGCAACCTCGGAGTTAGCAGACTTGGTAACTTCCTCAACAAACAGTCTCTCACCTGCGCCAAGCCGTTGTTTTAACTGTTTATTCTCTTCATGAGCAGACTGAGCAAAGCGCAAAGCCT